AATTTTATCTACACCATTTTTTATAACTACAGATCTATCTGTCGGTATATCAAAAAACATTCTAAACTTTTCATAATTCCAATGACTATTGAATACATACCAATCATATTTTTTATGATTGTTCTTATCTTTAAACCATGGGTTTAAATTAGGTTGATCATATGAATTTTTCTGCCACAAGATATTCATCTTTGTTGGATGAAGTGGAATCTTTTCTGGTACCGATGTTGTAATTTGAACTTGATCCAATAACTTTGAATCAACATATTTTCTTAAATACTCTAACTGAAGTTCAGTTCCGCCTCTAGCTTCTTTCATACTATCCTTTATGTTTTATTTTTTCATTAAATTCTGTAAAACTTCTAATCCTTTATTTGTTACAGTAACTGTAACATCTTCTACTATGTCTGGTCCTTCCATTTTTTCTTTAGAAACTTTTCCTGTTTTTTTGTTTCTATAAGAAATTTCTGTCTCGCACTCTATTTTTGGTATTTCTTTATCCATTTTCTTGTGATCTATCTATCAGAAGATAGCTCACTTGTCCAGTGATCTCGTTAGCATTATCTGCTTGCAATTTTAATATATCACCTTCTTCCATATTAATTACATCTTTAGCTAAATTTTCTGTGGATTTATTTAATTCAGCATGTGCTATTTCAATATCAGATCCTCCATTTTTTTTTAAATATAAATCTACATCAACATTACTAGATGTAGCATGACTAACTTGTACAGCTTTTACAATAGCTATTGATGAAGTATTAATTGTTAAAACAGTTGTAAGACCTGTAGTTGTTAATTCAAACGTTTCACTTTTATAAAAATTTGCCATTAACTAAAAAACCAGTTTTTCCGGTCCTCCTCATTTCTTAAATCTTGTTGATAACCAAAATTAAGTTGGTTCTTCATTGTATCTAATGCTTCTAATTGTTGACGTTGATTAGAGGCATCGTATTCTTGTGATGGTTCTGGTATATATATTGTAACTTTAGCCATTATCTTCTTCCGTCTGGTTGTACATCTACTCTAAATGTACCATATCTCCAGTTTTCATCAACCAGAGTATTCTCAATTCTTATATTTGCAAGTCTTCCTCTAACTCTAGTATCTATTTTATCTGTATTATTATCTACATTAAAAACAGAAGTGGTACTATTTCCTGCAATTGGATAATCTTTTGTATTTATAGTTACTTGTGATGTTCCCTGTAAGTTTTTAAAGTCAGGTAAAAATCTTCTTACTTTAACAAAAAACTCTCCTGTTCCTTCGGGTCCTAGAGGTAAATCAAAATCCCCTGATTTAACAAAAGCTTGTATAGCATTTGTTGTTCCATTTAATAATACTTCATTAAGACCAATTTCATGTAAGAATAAAGTACCTGCTCCAAATCTATTTGTTACTCCATTGACAGTTGGAAAGCTTGGTGTTGCTGTAGGGTCATATGAAGTTGCATAAGGATTTGGATACACATCTGAATCAACATACGAAGATCTTTTTAGACTAGATATTGACCAAGTGTTTTCTACATAATTATAACTAATCATTCTATCGTTTTGAGTTGAAGGATTGTCCGTTGGAGTACCTTGTGGGTAGAACCAAATTATTTCATTAAACAAAGAGTTATGAGAACCATAAACAATTTCTGTAGAGTTAAAATTTAAACCTAAATTATTACCAGTTACTGAAAATACAAAGTCTTCTATTAAAGATGGTAATATTTTTACAGTACCATCATAAACAAAGAATCCACCAGATAGACCCATCCAATAAACTTTACCATCTGCATATATAGCAGCATGTTGTCCTAAACAACCACAGTTGGTACCTACTTGTCTAATAGAGAAAGTAAAAGGTGGACCAACGAATTGTATTACATAAGCAGCTGTATCAGTTAAAACTAATGTATAATCTTTTCCTGGAACAGCAGTTACAATTTTGTTACCAGCATCTAATCTAAATGTACCAGCAGTATTAGTTGCTGTTGGTTGATAAACAGTAAAATCTTCTTGATCAGAAAATCTAATAAACATTGGATCTTGTGTAGTTGGATCACCAAGTGTCTGTTCAGTTCCAATATGCATTAAATGTCTATCTCTATCTGAAACAACTGTTAAACGAGAAGCTGTAGGAGCTCCTGACATTATAGTTGCTCTATTATCTAATGGGTTAGATACTCCAGGATTCCATATAAATGTTTCACCATCTTTTATAGTAGCAACCAGAATTTGTCCAAAGTTGTCTAATGACCATGAAGCGGGATCAAGTACAATACCTTCTTCAGTAGAAGATGTATCTTCACCCCAACCAAAGTCAGAGTCATCCCAAACACCTGTACCCCAACCATAACCATATGTTTGAATAGTAGGACCAATAGATACATAAGGATTTATTGTAGCTCCTCCTGCTGCAGTCATTCCTGTTCCTGTTTCAGTAGAAGGCATTGTTATTGTAAAAGTATTTGAAGTTGGAACAGTAATTACTTCAAAAGTATTAGTTGTAAAATCATCTGTAGTAAAACTTGTAGCTCCTCCACCTGGTAATGTTACAGAAGTAAATGTAAAATAATCTCCAACAGCTAATGTATGTCCTGTTGCATTAACAGTTACAGTTGCTGATCCATTTGTTGAAGTAAAAGTAGCTCCTGTTATAGCAGTTCCTAATGGAGTTGCATCGTAATATCTTCCTTCATAATAAATAAGTAAAAGTTTTGAAGTTCCAATGGCCATGTAGTTTCTACCATCTAGAGCTGACCAAGTGTGTATAGCTCTTGCAGGACCTGAAAAAGTATCTGAACCTGTAGCTTGCCAACCACCTATTTTTTCTGGTTGACCATATCTAAACCTAATAAAGTCTGCATCTATCCATTGTCCTTCTGCTCCAGAAGGAGTATCTGATTTATTTATTCCAGGTGTGATTTTAACAGTTTGTAAAGCCATGATATTCTTATTGTTATAATACTATATACCTAAATATATAGAAAAATCTATAATTTTTTCCAGGTGTCAGGAGAAGGAAAACAATGCTCTGATTTTAAACCGGGTTTCATTGTAATTAAGACATCACCAGATATAGAAATTCTAGGTATTTTAGTCTGATTTATCTCTGTTTCATGAGACATATTACTTGGGAATATTATAATACTGCCAGTCTGAGCTGGTACAGTCATACTGCTGTAATTAACTTCATTAAACTCTGTAAAATATTCTTTTCTAGAAGGTATATATAAATGATTATTATATTCTAGATTAGATACAAATTTTAAATTACCTTGGTTCTCGGCTCTTGGATAATAAACAAAACTAATATGAGAAGCCATGTGTTTATGGTTATGTATATATTGTTCATTAATAGATAATGTAGCCCATGATTTTAATATATAAGTATCAAAAACATCAAGGTTATATTTTTGAATATTTAAATACTCTAAAATATGTAATCTAATTTGATCATACAATGGTTTAAATTTTTTATTTAAATGTAAATTGTCATCTATTTCTTGCAACTCTTTAGGTTTAACATCTGTAGTTCTTGCAAATTGAGAATTAGTTGGAGTTATATCTTTTTCAATAATAGGTATTATTTTATTATTTATTTTTTCAAAATCATCTACATAGGACATGTAAACATTCTCACCAAAAAACTTATTGAACTGAACTTTCATAATTTCTTCAGTTAGTATATCAGTAGTCTATTAATTTTTCAATAGGTTAAAATACATTTAAAAATCTGTATCTCATTTCTCCTTGGCCTCCGCCACCTCCTAAAGTGTTTCCACCACCTGAAACTTGGGCAGCTCCTCCGCCACCACCAGATCCTCGTGTTCCTACGCCACCATTTGTACCACTACCTGATGAACTACTTGCAGTTCCTCCGGCAACTGATCCTCCATAAGAAGTAGCTCCTGCTCTTCCACCAATTCTACAGTTATCTCCACCACAGTTTCCATTCCAACCGCCCGCAGATCCATTACCAGAACTATTGAAAGTACCTCTAGGACCACCTCTTAATTCGCTAACATTACCTATAGTAATTAAAGCATTAGATGAATTAAAAAAAGATCCACTTGTAATTCTTGTTCCTGTAATACTAAGACTTCCAGCACTTCCGTTTGATCCACCTGTAGCTAAAGGTCCTTGTACACCTCCTCCAGTTAAACTTGCACCACCGCCTGGATTAAGTTGAAACAACCCATTTACTCTTGATCTAGTACCTGGATTAGCGACTTTAGGATGACCAAAATTAGATGTCTGGTTTCCTCCTGCTCCTCCGGCTCCTGTATTTGCAGCGTAAGAAGATCCTTCGCTAACTGAAAAAATTACATCTGATAAATAAGCTCCTGATCCTCCCGATCTTCCAGAAGATTCACCACCTGCTTTATCATAAGAAATACCACCAGTACCACCACCTCCTCCACCAACAGCATATTGAATGTGAAGAGCGTTGTACCCTGTAGGAATAGTTATAGTAAAA